CAAATCAAGATACTAGAACTCCAGAAGAACAACCAAAGGCAAGTTCCTTTGATGGTCCTGGCCCGTTTATGGCTGTTGTAAAAAATCACTTAGATACTGAGTTTATGGGATCTCTAGAAGTAGAATTGTTAAAATCATCAACTGAAGGTAATACTACAGATGTCTCAGGAGAAATGGCAATTGTTAGTTATCTAAGCCCGTTCTACGGTATCACTCCTTATTCTGGAACAAGTGATAATGAAGGATTTGATTACTCTCAAAAAAGCTATGGAATGTGGGCAGTGCCTCCAGACATAGGAACTACGGTTTTAGTTATATTTGTAGAAGGCGATAAGGGTCGCGGATTTTGGTTTGGTTGCGTACAAGAAAAATTCATGAACTTTATGATACCAGGAAATGGTAGCACAAAAAATAATAAAACAGATCAAACTAAAACATTACCTGTTGGTGAATATAACAAACGAAATGAGGCTGCTGTAGGCAACGATCCTACAACATTTTTAAAACCAGTTAATACAGACGCAGTAGCACAACTTACTCAAGCTGGACTAATTAATGATCAAATAAGAGGAACTACTACATCAAGCGCAAGACGTGAAGTTCCTAGTATGGTATTTGGTATGAGTACTCCGGGACCTTTAGATCGTAGGCCAGGCAAGCCAAGGGTTAAAGTAGGTCCAGAAAATTCACAAACTGACATGCCAGCGTCAAGACTAACAGGGTCTACTTTTGTAATGGATGATGGTGATCCTAGTTTGTTTAGAAAAGGACCGGCATCAAGTACACCGAGCATATATGCTTCGTTAGCAGACGGCGGTGATCCTATGATCCCTGCTAATGAACTTGTACGTTTAAGAACACGTACCGGACATCAAATCTTATTGCATAATAGTGAAGATTTAATTTATATTGCACACGGTAGTGGAAAAAGCTGGATAGAAATGACAGCACAGGGTACTATTGAAGTATACTCAAAAGGTAATATTAGTTTTCACTCAGATGAAGATATTAATTTAGATGCTGCAAAAAATATTAATATTAAAGCAGGCGCAAATATTAATATGATTGCAACTAATCAAATGTCAACACAAACAGGAGCAAACTGGGATGTAAAAGTAGGTGCAGATGGAAGACTTACTTGCGGCGGTACAAGTAATATATCAAGTGCCGGGCATTACGAAACTGCGGTACCTATACATATGAACGGCCCAGCAGCAGCAACAGCAGGCGCAGCAGCACCACCGTCAACAGTGCCGGCCGGCGCAGGTAGTGCAGCATCTAGTACTGCTGGCGGAGCAACAGGTGCTTCTAAGACGCAACCAGATACATTTGAAGCATGCGTAGCAGCAAATAGAACAGGAGCAGATACTGCCGACCCGGGATATATTCCACCTAATGCTACTACAACAAGCACACCGTCAAGGGACGGAAGTGGAGCAAGCGGAGCAGGCGACGAAGCAGCAGCTCAGTCTGCTATAGCACGACGAAATGCAGCTAACGGAGCAGGAGACGAAGCAGCAGCCCAGGCTGCTATATCGCAGCGAACAGTATCATCGTATGATGATGCTCCGTTAAGAGCAGTACGTGCTAGAGGCACTGCAACACTCACTGGCGGATATGATGAAGCTGGCACAGGAGTTGTTAATACAACAACAGACACTCCGCTTCCATAAGGTAAATACAGTATGAGCACACTAGAGAAAAAACTTTATAAAGAAATTACTGTAAAAGGTAACACTCGTCCTGATTATGGCATCGGCGAAAAAACCTATAAAGGATTTTCTACGGTTAATCCAGATAATATTGGCTTTCAGTTGTATGATTTACAACTAGTAAAACAAGATATTATCAACCATTTTCATATTCGCCAAGGCGAACTTCTTAGCAATCCTAATTTTGGGACAATTATTTGGGACATATTATATGAACCATTGACTGAAAGTCTCAAGCAAATAATTGCTGAAAATGTAACCACTATTATTAACTATGATCCTCGAGTTAGTGTTACTGCTATTACAGTCGACCAGTACGAAAGCGGTCTACAAATAGATGCAACATTAATATTTTTGCCATATAATATCGCTGAAAATATGCGATTAACATTTGATCAAAACAACGGATTTCTAGCAAACTAATAATATACGTGGTTTATTGAATTTAATAAATACACTATAAGTTAGAGGAAAGCAAATCCATGTCATCAACAGACAGACAAAACAGACTGCTAGTAGCAGAAGATTGGAAGCGTATCTATCAGAGCTATAGAAACGCCGACTTCAAATCATACGACTTTGACAACCTTCGTCGTACAATGATTAATTACATTCGTCAAAACTATCCAGAAGATTTTAACGATTACATTGAATCATCAGAGTACCTAGCACTTATTGATCTAATTGCTTTCTTAGGTCAAAACATTGCCTTCCGTACTGACTTAAATGCACGTGAAAACTTTTTAGAACTTGCAGAACGTAGAGAATCAGTTCTCCGTCTTGCTCGTTTGCTATCGTACAATCCTAAACGTAATCAAGCAGCTAACGGATTGCTTAAAATTGAATCAGTTAACACAACTGAAGGTGTTAGAGATTCAAATAATCTTAACTTAGAAAATCAAACGATTGTTTGGAATGATCCAAGTAATCCAAATTGGCAAGAACAATTTACAAAGATTTTAAATTCTGCATTGCCTGTTAATAATAGTATTGGTCGTCCTTCTAAAAAAGATACAGTTGCAGGAATACCAACTGAACAATATAGATTAAACAGTGCAAATACAGATCTGCCTGTATATGGATTTAATAAAACAATCAGTGGGTCAACTAGTAAGTTTGAAATTGTGTCTACTGATGTAGAAGCAGGTCAAATTAAAGAAGAAGCACCGTTTCCAGGAAACAACTTTGCCTTCCTATACAGAGATGACGGCAAAGGCCCAGCAAGTTCTAATACTGGCTACTTCTGTCATTTTAGACAAGGTGCAATGGACCAAGGCACATTCACTGTTGATAATCCAAGTACTAATCAAGTTGTTGCAATTGATGCAGCAAATATTAATCAAACTGATGTATGGTTGTACAAAGTTGATAACTACGGTTTAGAAGAAGAACTATGGTCAAAAGTTGATGCTGTAGAAGGCAACAATGTTATCTATAATAGTTTGAGCAAAAGCATTAGAAACATCTACAGTGTACTAACACGAGCTAACGATAGAATTAGTTTAATATTCTCTGATGGTACATTTGGTAACTTACCACAGGGTAATTTTAGAGTCTATTACAGAACAAGCAAAAATCAACGTTTAGTTATTGAGCCAAGCGATATGCGTGGCGTTAGTATTAAAGTTCCTTACATTAGTAAAACTGGCAAATCAGAACAACTTACAATGGTATTTCGTTTGAAGTATACAGTTGACAATGCAAGTACAAGCGAATCGAGCGCAAGCATTAAACGCAATGCTCCGGCAACATACTATACCCAGAACAGAATGATTACGGCTGAGGATTATCAAATTGCTCCTCTCGGTATTAGTCAAGAAATTATTAAAGTTAAAAGTGTTAACAGAACAGCAAGTGGAATTAGTCGTTACTTAGATCTAGTTGATGCAACTGGAAAGTATTCTAAAACTAACTTGTTTGGAATCGACGGTATTATAACTAAAGAATTCTTAGAACCCAAGTCAAAATTTAGTTTTGTAACTAAAACAGATATTGAAGGCGCCATTGCAAATATTATAGAACCTATTCTTAAAGATAAAAAAGTAAAAAATTATTACTATAATAGTTTTCCTAAAATTCTAGTAGGAGACTTAGGTGTTACTTGGAATTCTCTAACAGTTGATACTAATCAAAATACTGGTTATTTTACTAATACAGTTGGAACACGCTCGCAATTAGGCACGTTTACTGCAAGTACTTTAAAATTATTAAAACCAGGCACACTTGTAAAATTCCAACCACCAAGTGGAAAGTATTTTCAAAGTTTTAACGACAATGAACTTATTACATCGGCTGATGTAGCAGGTTCTGTATCCTACAAATGGACTAAAATTGTTAGTGTAATTGGCGACGGAACAGTGACAAATGCAGATGGCACAGGTCCTGTTATGCTTAACGATAACATACCTGCAGGTTCTAAACTTGTACAAATTATTCCTCGACTAGCGACTGAATTGCAATCAGCAGTAGCACTACAGTTAATTGATCAAGTGTTTGCATATAATAGCTTTGGCCTAAGATTTGACGTTAATGCAGGCGAATGGAGATTAGTTTCTACTAATAATTTAAACGTTGATAGTCCGTTTAGTATAGGTAAAACAGGTGATACTACTAACCAACAGCTTGATGCAAGTTGGTTATTATTATTTGAAACAAATGGCGAAACATATACTATTACATATAGAGGTAGTAGATATGTATTTGAGAGTGCAGAAGAAATTAGATTCTATTTTGATAGTTCAGATAAAATTTATAACAACAGAACTGGAAAAATTATTAAAGATAAAATCTCAGTACTAAACATTAATAAGCAACCTGATTCAACATCATCATTTACAGTTGATTACGATTGGGAAATCGTTGAAGAATACAGAGATGCAGAAGGGTATGTAGACAGTAGTAAAATACAAGTTAGTTTCTTTGATGAAGATGACGACGGAGTAGTTGACGATCCTCAGCTATTTGATGAAATTGTAAATGAAACTACAAATCCATTGAAAAAATATGTATTCCAATTAAAAACAACTACAATTGACGGAGTTGAAGAATATAATTATATTTCAACATTGCCTGCAACAGACGCAGGCAAATATGCGTTTTCTGATGGCACAGGAAGTATTCAAGTAATTGCTACTAAAGACAACTTGAATAGCACATCAACCTATGATGACGGACAAATATTTTATTTTATAGCTGAAGACGTATTTCAAATATTAAACAAGACCACAGGCAATCTTACTACAACACAAAGTTATCGTGCTAAGATAGGTCGCAATAATCTTAAATTTCATTATGCACATGCTGCTGATGAAAGTACTCGTATCGATCCAAGTGTAAGCAATATTATTGATGTTTACTTGTTAACAAAATCATACGATGATAATTTTAGATTATATATTAATGGCACAACAAGTACCAAGCCGCTTTCGCCAAGCAGTGATGAATTGTATTTGAATTATGGACAACAGTTGAATACTATTAAGTCAATTAGCGATGAAATTATTTACCATCCGGTTAAGTATAAGATACTATTTGGAGAAAACGCTTCTTCAGACTTACAAGCAAAATTTAAAATTGTAAAGAACCCTGATCTTGTGATTAATGATAACGAAGTTAAGACTCGAGTAATTGCAGCAATCAACGAATTCTTTGCACTTGAAAATTGGGAATTTGGCGAAACATTCTATTTTACAGAACTAAGCACATATGTTATGCAACAGTTATCACCTAACCTAGTAACATTTGTAATTGTACCAAATCAAGCAACTAGCACATTTGGTAGTTTGTTTGAAATTAAATCAGAAGCAGACGAAATTTTTATAAGTGGAGCAACAGTTGCAGATATTGAGCTAATCGACAGCGTTACTGCTACACGATTACGTTCAAGTGGCTCAATTGTTACTGACGCAACAACAGTTAATACAGGGTTAACAAGCAGTGGATTATCTACAACCGGAGGGACTAGTTACTAATGTCTTACGATAACGATCAAAATGAACAAGCATTGCCAGCAGGCTCAGATGGCAAGCGCAAAAGTGAATCTTTCCTTCCGAGATTCTTTAGAACAGTTCCAAACAAGAAGTTCTTAAACAGCACACTTGACCAGTTAATACAGCCAGGCGTAGTTGAAAAACTTAACGGATACATTGGTAGAGAAACTGCTAAAGCATATACTGCTACTGATAATTATATTGGTGATGTATCTGCAGATAGATTTAACTACCAGCTTGAACCAGCCGCAGTTATTAAAGACAATTTAGATAATGTTACTTTTTACAAAGATTATAATGACTTTGTAAATCAATTAAACAACTTTAATAAATCAAACGATAATCATAGCGTATTTAATCAGCAAGAGTATTATGCTTGGAATCCTAGTATTGATTGGGATAAATTTACAAACTTCCGTGAATATTACTGGTTGCCGCTAGGGCCACAGACTATCGGAGTTGCTGGAAATACAGTCGATGTCGAAAGTACATATACGATTCGTATTGGCGATAATGTAGATAACAACACTTATGTTTTCAGTCCAGACGGATTAACACAAAATCCTACAATCACCCTTTACAGAGGAATTACTTATAAGTTTGACATTGATACACCAAATTTACCTTTTACAATTAAAACAAAGAAAACTCTCGAAGAAGGATTTGAATTAGACAGTTCAAGTATTCTTGTATTAGAAGGAGTTAGTGTACAAGGATTAGAAAAAGGAATATCTATATTACAACTAGGTATAGATGCACCTGATGTATTGCACTATGTTGCAGCTAATGATTTAGAAGCAAGCGGCACTATTATTGTTAAAGATATTAGCGAAGCAACTTTTATTGATGTTGAAAAAGAAGTAATCGGAAAACGTTTCTATAAGAGCAGCAACGGTATTGAATTATCAAACGGCATGAAGATTGAGTTTACTGGAGAAGTAGTACCAGAATCTTATGCTAACAAAACATTCTATGTTGAAGGTGTTGGATCAAAGATTCAACTTATCGATGAAACACGTTTAACTGTACCAACAGCATTTACGGCTGATATTGATGTAGCATTTGATGCTCAGGGATTTGATAGATTGCCATACAGTGTAGCAATCGGATATCCTGAAGACAAGGATTACATTGTAATTAATCGTGCAAGTATTGATGGCAACTTATGGAGTCGTTACAACAGATGGTTCCACAAAAGTGTTATTGAAGCAAGTGCAGCAGCAAACGGTCAAGAAATTGAAGTTGATCAGTTACAGCGTGCCAAACGCCCTATTATTGAATTTGAAGCAAACTTAAAATTAAACAACTTTGGTACTGTTGCTAAATTAGATGTTGACCTTGTCGACGATTTTACTACAGATGCTTTTTCTATAATTGAAGGTTCACAAGGTTACAATGTTGACGGTGTAGATCTCGCCGACGGTATGCGTATTATGTTTACAGCAGATACTGATGTACTTGTTGCTGGTAGAATTTTTAAAGTTGAATTTATTAATTTTGCAAGTGGTGCCGCTTCTAATAGACAGATAACATTAGTACCAGAGTCTGACAGTATACCACAAACTAACGAAGTTGTGTTAGTATTGAGCGGAACAACATACAAGGGTAAAATGTTGTATTATTCTGGAACAGAATGGAATCTTACCCAAGATAAGACACAGGCTAATCAGCCACCATTGTTTGACATATTTGATACAGACGGTAATTCGTATTCAGATACTTCAGTGTATGAATCGTCTACTTTTACTGGTAATAAATTATTCAGTTATAGAACAGGAACTGGTGCTAATGATAGTGAATTGGGATTTCCGCTTTCTTATAGAAATATTAGTAACGTAGGTGATATTGTATTTGATTTTAATTTATTAAAAGAATCTTTTACGTATACTGCTGGAAACGATTCTTTTGCTAAAAATACTGATATTGGATTTTTAAGAAAATACACAACATTAGATACTTTTGATACATTATCAGGATGGCAAAAAGTTGATACGTTAAGTGAACAATTAGTAATTAGACAGTACGTGTTTGATAATACTTCAGCTGGCTTCGTTATTGATATGTTTGATAACAGTGGATCATTATTAGATCTTTGGACTAGAGTATATCTAAACAATAAATTACAATTTGAAAATACTGATTATAATATTATTACTGATATTAATAATAATGCAGTAATTAATTTTATAAATCCACTAACACTAAATGATGTTGTTATTATAAAAGCACGAAGTTCTGCTACTAAAAATGAAAACGGATATTACGAAATACCAGCTTCTTTAGAAAGAAATCCTGCTAATGAAAATATTACAGAATTCACACTTGGCGAAGTAAACGATCACGTTGCGACAATAGTAGAACAATCTGACGAATTTACAGGAACGTATCCAGGACCAAGCAATCTTCGAGATATCGGTAATGTTACAAAACATGGCCGTCGATTTGTACAGCACAGCTCTCCAATGAATCTAGCATTGTACCATATGCTAGACAATGATGCAAACGTTATAAAAAGTTTGAAGTTTGCAATGAATCGTTATTCTACATTCAAACGATTGTTTTTAACTCTAGCAGAAGAAATGAGTTTTAGCGGAGATACTAAATCTCATGTTGATGCTATCCTAACAGAAATAAACAAAGATAAAACTAATACACAACCGTTCTACTTTAGTGATATGGTGCCAACTGGTGCTACAAGAAAATTAACAACAATAGTAATTGATGCAGATGAAATTTATTATCCGTTATCTCGTGCATTCTCTCTAAACGCTCCTTCGAGAGTAGCAGTACAAGTATATCTAAACGATATACAATTAGTTCACGGCAGAGACTACACATTTAATAGTGAAGGCTATGTGTTGATGCCAGCAGCAAAGCAACCGGATGATGTTGTTGATATTTACGAATACGAAACAACTAACGGTAGCTTTGTACCGCCTACTCCTAGTAAGCTAGGCTTATATCCTACATACGAGCCTGTAAAATATTTAGACAATACTTATCAAACAGCACAATATGTTATCCAAGGTCACGACGGTAGTAAGATTGCAGCGTTTAACGATTATAGAGATGATTTAATTCTTGAACTTGAAAAGAGAATTTTTAACAACATTAAAGTTGCATATAATACTAATTTCTTAGATATTCATAGTCTAATAGGAGGAGAGCACAGGAACACTCAAGTTTCAAAAGATCAAATTGATAGAATAATGCTGGCTGACTTTTTACAGTGGACTAAGTTAATTGATCAAGATTATACATTACACAATTTCTTTGAAAGAAGTAATTCGTTTACTTTTAACTATAAAGGAAGCACAAGTCCTACAGGTATAGAACTACCAGGTTTTTGGAGACAGATTTATCAGCAAGCATACGACACTGATCGTCCTCACACACATCCTTGGGAAATGCTTGGATTTACAGTTATGCCTACATGGTGGGAATCGCAGTATGGTCCTGCACCGTACACTAAAGAGAATTTACTACTATGGCAAGATCTCGAAGCCGGTATTGTAAGACAACCGGGTGTAAAATATAAAGTTCTTAATAACTACAAACGTCCAGGATTGACAAACCATCTTCCAGTTGATAGCGAAGGCAATTTAGTATCTCCGCTCGAAGCAGGATATATTAGCAACTTTGACAATCAATTATTAGACGAAAGTTTTGTATTCGGCGACGGTGCTCCTATTGAAACTGCTTGGAGAAATAGTAGCCAATACCCGTTTAGTATTATAACTGCGTTTGCAATTAATAAATCACAAATGTTATTCGCAACAGGATTTGATAGAATTAATCAAGTAAGAAATATTGCTGACGAGTTAGTTTATAAAACAACTAATACTAGAATAAAATTATCAAACATTGTATTTCCAAACACATACCAAGATACAACTCAAGTGTATACTAGCGGTCTTATAAATTACATTGCAAACTATATGGCAGCTGATGTTACTACATCGTACACTAACTATAAATCAAATATTACGTCTATTAAAAACCAGTTAGGATACAAGTTAGCAGGATTTACTGACAAAGAAAAATTCAGATTAATTCTTGATAGTCGTACGCCATTAAATGAAGGCAACGTATTTGTACCTGATGAAAATTATAAAATATTTTTAAACACTAGTACTCCTGTTAAAACTGTTTCTTATAGCGGAGTTATTATTGAACGTCGTAGTGATGGTTATGTAATTAAAGGATACAATACAGAAGTTGCATCATTTAAACATTATGCTCCGATATCGTCTCAAGCTGATCCAAGTATTAATATTGGTGGCGTCAGCGAAAGTTATTTAATATGGGATAGCAATAAACAATATGTTGCCGGCCAAAACATTGAATATCAAGGAGTATACTACCGAGCAAAATCTAACTTTAACAGTGGTGCAGATTTTGATACAACAAATCTTGTTAAGTTACCATATTTGCCGCTGATAGGCGGGCGCAATGCAACGTTGAGAAGAAAGTTTAATAAAAATATAACCATAGAATCTAATTATGGTACATTATTTGTTACAGTTCAAGATGTAGTTGACTTCTTATTAGGGTACAGCGAGTACTTAAAAGATCAAGGATTTGTATTTGATTATTACGAAGGCGAAGCAAAAACAGTATTAGATTGGCGCCATAGTGTAAACGAATTCTTATTCTGGACTACTCAAAATTGGGGCGAAGGCAGTGTTATTACTTTAAGCCCAGCTTCAACACAGTTGAAGTTCCAGACAGAATATGCAATGGTAGATAATATTTTTGATAGTTTCTACGGATATAGTCTACTTAAATCTGATGGCACTCCTTTAGTACAAGAGTTTTCATCGTTAGGCAGAACTCCTAACGAATTTATTATCAGACCAAAAAGTACTGCTGATGGTGTATTTGCAGTCAGCTTGCCACTTGTACAAAAAGAACATGTATTGTTGATTGATAACAAAACTGTATTTGGTGATATTATCTATGACACACAACCTGGCTATAGACAAGAAAGAATTAAAGTACTTGGATACGTTACACAAGACTGGGACGGTAGCTTAAATGTTCCAGGCTTCATTTACGATGATGCAAAAGTTACTAATTGGACGTCATGGACTGATTATGCAATTGGTAGTATTGTAAAATATAAAGAATTTTATTACAGTGCTTCTACTAAATTAACAGGTACAGAAACATTTAATGCTAGTGACTGGAATCGTTTAGACGCTAAACCTGAAGCAGGTCTGTATGCAAACTTTGAATACAAAACTAACCAATTTGCAGATTTTTACGACTTAGATTCAGATAACTTTGATACTGAACAGCAACGCATGGCGCAACACTTGATAGGATATCAAAAGCGTCAATACCTTGAAAATATTATTAATGACGATGTTAGTCAGTATAAATTCTATCAAGGAATGATTCAAGACAAAGGTACTAAAAATGCCTTAACTAAATTGTTTGATGTATTAAGCAGCGCTGACAAAGATAGTTTAGAGTTTTACGAAGAGTGGGCTATTAAAGACGGTCAGTACGGCGCAGCTGACGGTTTTGAAGAATTTGAATTATTGCTTGACGAAAACAAATTTAGATTAACTCCTCAGCCTATTGATCTTGTAACTAGTACTACTGGAATAGAAACTGATTTAGTTTATAGAATACTACCGTACGAAGTATACCAGAAAACACCTAATTACGATCACAAACCTTTTCCAGAAAAATATGTATCTACAAGTTACGTAAAAAATGCTGGATATGCAAATCCTGCAGATGTTCGCGGCATTGCTACAAACTATGTCAACATTGCTGACTTTGCCTTTACCGACATTCGACGTAATGATTATATTTGGGTAGGAAATGATAACCTTGATTGGGGCGTATATAAGCATATTGACACTGATTATGTAGTTGAAGCAGTTAGTTCAGGTACAACAGCATTTACATTAACACTAACTTCGAATATAACAAATATTGAAGTCGGTGATGTAATAGGGTTGCACAGTTTTAGCAACTATGTTGAATATAGTGATACTGGTGGAACTACAGAAAAATTTGATCTAGAAGGATTTTATATTGTATCAGCAATTACTAATAATACTATTACAGTATTAACTGATACATTGCAAACTGAAATACCAAGATGTGTAGGATCTATAACACGCTTCTTAAAAGTAAGAGCAGCAAACATTTCAGCAGCTAATGACATAGCAAAAGAAAGTCTTACTCTTAACGACTATCTATGGGTCGATAATGTTAGCGGAGCAAACAGATGGTCAGTTCTAAAGAATGAAAATTTATTTGCAGAACAACTAAGACTTACTAAACCTTCAACATCTACAGATGTTTCTTTTGGCATATCGATGTCAGTTGATGATAGAAATACAACATTAATTGTTGGTGCACCTGACGAAGCTGATGGCAAAGTCTATGTATATCATCGTGCAACTGATGCATTAAATTATATCCAAACACAAGTTATTGAACCATTTAAGTTTGGTGATGACTTAGAGCGGTTTGGCGCAGCAGTTGCAGTTAGTCCTGATGGAGCATATGTGATTGTTGGATCACCTAATGCATCAAATGTAAAAACAAAATATGCAGGGGAATTTGTATCAGGGGACGACTATAGTAAAGGATCAATCGTTTCTAAAGATCAGCAATTATGGAAATCATTATTTGATATCCAAGGCGAAGAAGCAAATATACAGTTTAGTAGCTTCAACTCTATTACACAAATAATTGACGAATTAAATATTGAAAACGATAGTTCAGCATCTATACCAGTATTAGTCACAGGAAACTATGCGATTAATCCTATTACAGGTTTGTTAGCGTTTGCTAATCAGCCTGTTGACCACTTACTGATCAGAGCTCCTTTAGAACAATACGAAGGCAGCGGGACAGGCAATCAACTTAAACTTGCTTGGAATCAAATAACGTATTCGAATCAAGATTTAGCTGCATTAGCATCTCGCTCACCGTTTGACGGATCGTTTACAGTTATAGATGAAACATTTATACAACAATTTCATACTATACAAAATAAAATAGACGAAGTGTTGTATATTAATGCTTCGACAAACCAACCTACAGTTGGTGATATATTACAAACAGAGACTGCCCAAGGCACAGTTGCTTATGTTTACGCCGACGGCGCAGAAATTGTAGTATACTTAAAAGATGTAAACGGTACATTTAATATCAGCGATAGCGTATTCCGTAATGACGGAGACTTCATTGGTGGATATATTAAACAAGGTCCAGTAGATAACATAGATACTACATCAAAGCTAGGCGGTTTTTGGATGATCAACACTCCTAGCTACACACCTACACTTGCAACCGAAAATATTGATCAAGGACGAGGGTTAGTAGTGTATGATATTGTAACAGATATTGCACACGACACTACTTCTTTCTACAATTCATTAGATTACAAAACTGCAATAATTGACAGCCAAAATACATACAATGCATACATTGAACAATTGAGCTATCAAGGACTACCTGGCGCTTATGGAAATAACGCTCCGATACTGAGTAACTTATTTGTAGTTAGAGCCCCGTATCTAGTAACATATTCAACAAATCCTGGAGACACAATTAATCTATACGTTAATCAGTTACCACAATACGGAACTGGTATTGTTAGAGATTTAACAACTATCGGAATGTCTACATATGTCACTAACAAACAGCACATTGTACACGATGTCTGGGATGGTTATATAAACATGAACTTTACAAAGTTTGATGCAGCAGGTAACCCATTCGAGCCTAAAGTTGGTCAAACAGTAGAAGATGTTACTACAGGCGCTTCTGGAGTAGTTACATTCTATCAAAGAAACGGCCTCAATGCAACTATCTTTATTAAGTCATTAATTGGTATATGGTCACAAGGCGATGTATACGGTCAAAATGCTGAAATACGATTTAAAGCAATTCCAGGAGACCCTAGCCCAACATATCAAGCAGATCGAGTTATGGGGCAAATACAATATGTTAGCTTAGGTTTACCTTCAGAGGGTATAGGTAAGTTACTAGTATTCGAACACGATGATACTTTTCCTTTAACTACATTTTCTAGTTTATTAAACATAGAATACTGGATGTACACAACTGATACTATTTTGGGTGTACCTAGACTAGCTAACCCGCCTTCTGCAACTAATAATGAGTGGACTCAAATATATCAAATACCTGCAGAGTTAACTGGGTCTGCAAGTGGATTAACTAATGAAGGTCTATACGCAATTTATTCAAGAGCTGCACCGGGCAGATATGATTCTATAGCAAGTTACACTGTTCCTGAAAAACAAGCTAATTTTAAATTAGGTAGTTCTATAAAAATTACAAAGAATAATTCTTTGTATAGAGGATTTGTACATGCCGAAGGTTCTAAAACTTCTAGTTTACCAGGTAGACTATACTTTATTAAGAACGGCGAAGAAAACGGGTTAAGCTACAACTGGGACTATGCAAAGAATAAAAACTTTAAAGGAACCTTTAGTGAAGGCCTAAATTATTTTACTGACGATATTGTTTATAGAAATAACTTACTTTATGTTGCAAAGACTAATATTGCAGCAGGAGCATTTAATTCTAATGATTGGAACTTAACAAGTGACTTAGTTGACTATGTCGGATTCATTCCTAACTCAACTGGATTAAGTGTTGGAAGCGGAACAGTACTAGACCAAACAGGTCTTGAAGAGTTTGGATCACAATTTGATATTGCAGTATCTGGAGAAGTACTAGTAACTAATGCATTGTATGATATCACTAAGCCTAATCAGGTAGTAGTCTACAGATCAAACAAAGGACACTTTGAAAGATCTCAAGAGATCGCCGCACCGGATAAAACATCTGCGTTTGGACATTCTGTATCTATATCAGCAGACGGTACATTGATTGCAATTAGTGCTCCGTTAAATGATGATTATCTAGCTGATCAAGGCATAGTATATATTTACAAGCAAGTAGACGGTGTGTTTGAATTATCTCAAACACTCAACAGTCCAGCAAATGAGCGAGCAGAAATGTTTGGGTGGAAAGTTGAGTTTGACGGTGAAAAATTACACGTTTCATCGAGAAGCGCTGATTCAAAGTCTAAAACTTATTTTGATACGTATACAACAGTTTTTGATAGCGGATTTACTGATTTTAAAACAATAAACCAAGACGCTGGCGTTGTATATGTTTACGAAAAAATAGAAAGTGAATTATTACTTGCGCAAACAATACAAGTACCTGACAGTGATGTAAATTACTTTGGCAGAAATATTCTTGCTAAAAATAATCACTTGTATATTGGATTGCCAAATAAACTAACTGAAAATTATACTGGACAGGTGGTAGACTTTTCTAATAGCAAATTATCACCTATGTGGACTACGCATAGAACAGCTAAGCCTACTGTAGATGTTGATAAAATTAAAAAGATGTTCTTGTATAATACTAAGGACAAAGAGTTAATTACTTACTTAGATTACATTGATCCAATTCAAGGCAAAATTGCCGGAGTTGCTGAACAAGAATTAACTTTTAAAACTTACTACGACCCTGCATTGTATGACACATCAACAATTAATAAAACTACTATTGATGTAACAAATAGTTGGGGTAGTGAACATGTTGGCGAAGTGTGGTGGGATCTAACTAACGCTAAGTTCTACAATCCTTATCAAGGCGATGTTGTTTACAGTACACAAAACTGGACTAAAGTATTCCAAGGAAATACAATTGATGTTTACGAGTGGGTAGAATCAGATGTATTGCCTAGCGTATGGGATGCACAAGCAGATACAGAAAACGGATTTGCAAAAGGTTATAGCGGTACTAGTTTGTATGGTGATAGTGCATATAGCACAAAACGCAAGTATGACGAAATAGCAGGCGTATTTACTACTAGATACTATTTCTGGGTTACCAATAAGAAAACAACGCCAGACGTGGAATTTAGAAATATTAATGTTTCTGATATTGCAGATTATATTGAAGATCCTATTGCTAAAGGCTACATATTTGCTGGATTAATTAGTCCAAGTAGTTTTGTACTTTATAACGTCGAGCGCTATATCAAGGGCAACGAAGTTGCACTAAGCACACAGTTTTGGACAATTGACAACCAAGATCAAAATGTTCATACACAGTATCAAATTATATCTGAAGGACTTGAAACAAGCCAGCCTAATAGAGATATTATTAGAAAATGGTATGACAGTTTAATTGGTTACGATGAGCAGTATAGAGTTGTTCCTGATCCAACACTGAGCCCTAAGCAGAAATACGGGTCGTTAAACAAACCAAGACAGAGCTGGTTTGTTAATCGCAACGAAGCACTAAAGCAATTTATTGAAAGAAGCAATCTTATCCTTAAAGAAAACTTAATTGTTGACGATAAGATTTTTACTAGTTTGTTTAACGCAGAAGCTGCTCCTACGCAGGTTACAAACATATGGGATGCACAAGTTGACACTCTTGAAGACTTGGCATTTGTTGGTGTTGCAAAAGCAACGCAAGCAGTGTTGTCTCCTACAGTAGTTAACGGTAAAATTGTAAGTGTTGAAATTGTTAATCCGGGTAGAGGTTATAGAGTATCTCCTACAGTGACAATCGCAGGCGCAGGAACAGGAGCAGAGTTACAGACTACAATTGATACGTTAGGAAGAATTACATCTGTAACGATAGTTAACGCAGGCGAAAACTATAACGCTAATCCTACACTAACAGTAAGACGATTTACAGTTCTTGTTAACAGCGACAGCACAATACAAGGCAAATGGGCATTGTACGAGCGTGTTAGTGAGTCTAGAACATGGAACAGAATTCAAAGTCAGAGTTATAATGTACGACTATACTGGGATTACGAAGATTGGTATGCAACTGGTTACAGTGCATTAACTGAAATTGACTATCTCATTGACAATAGTTACGAATTAACTGCACTAAATGCAAACGTTGGAGACATTGTAAAAATATCTGCAATTGGATCAGGCGGCTGGCTATTACTTGAAAAAATAGATAGTCAAGATACTACAGATTATACTGTTAACTATAGTACTATTGGTCGTCAAGACGGAACAATACAATTTAAGTCTACATTATATGATACAATAGGTGCTGCAACTGGTTTTGATACAATTAGCTTTGATACAAAAATATATGACAGCGAACCAATAATTGAACTTAGAACTATTCTAGAATCAATTAAGAACGACCTGTTTATTGACGAATTGCTAGTTAAGTTTAATGCATTGTTCTTTGCAAGTTTAAGATATGCATTTAGTGAACAAACTTATGTTGACTGGGCATTTAAAACTAGCTTCATTAAAGCAAAACACAATGTTGGTTCACTGAGAGAAGATATTACTTTTAATAATGACAGTCTTCCAAGCTATGAAGCGTATATTAAAGAAGTCAAGCCGTTTGGTACTAAGATTAGAGAGTATCTAAGTGCGTACCAAGGACTTGATAATACACAGACAGTAGTTACTGATTTTGATTTATCGCCTGCATATAGTGTAGTTGAAGGAAAAATTGTACCTCAAACTGTTAAAGTACAAGACGGAGTGCTAGTAGGCGTTGATGCAGATCTTGAAACTTATCCAAATAAAAATTGGCTAGATAACAGCAGCTACAAAATTGTAAATGTTGATGTAGTAACACAAGGTAGCGGTTATAGAAGTGCTCCTGTACTAACACTTCAAGGTGGTAGCGGCAGCGGCGCAGTTCTAAAAGCGCACATTGGTGCTAGTGGAAAAGTAACTAAAGTTGATATTGTTTCTGCAGGCACAGGATATTACAGTACTCCTACAATTGTAGAATTAAACAATATTGAGGACGGCGGAGTTCCTGCAACATATAGTGTACAAATAGGCAATAGTCCAGTTAGAGGATTGCATACTGTTGTTAAGTTTGACAGAACTACAGGTACATATGTATACACTGTATTAAATCAAACAGAAACATTTGCTGCAAGCGGAAACAAATTTGAATTTGATCTAACATGGCCGATGGACTTGTTAAAATCAAACGTACAAGTTTTTGTTAATAACGCCGAGGCACTTAACAGTGAGTACACTTACACTAATGTGTTAGACACTTCAAAAGGATATGATCGCTATTACGGACAGATTACGTTCACTGAATCGCCTGCTAATACTGCATCAGTAAGAGTTGAATACAAAAAGTCTATCAACTTAATGCAAGCACAGGATAGAATTAATAATTACTATACTCCTACTACAGGAATGGCAGGCAAAGATCTAAATCAACTTATGGCTGGTTTAGATTACGGTGGAGTCGAAGTTAAGAGCTTTGACTTTAGCGCTGGTCGTGGTTGGGATGCTGAAGGTTGGTACGAAGATACATGGGACAGTTATGATACTACGTTTGAAGATGAAATTTTTGAACTAGACGGATCTACTATCAGCCTTGATCTTGCAGCACCGCTAGCAAGCGGTGTTGTTTATAACGTATATTTAAACGGTGTGCGTATCGATGACATTAATTACGGAACAGGTACTCCAGTAACTAATCCAAATGCAATATGTCAAAGTATTA